GGTCAAGCATCTGGAGGTGATGTTCTGTTAGGAGCAATCTTAGGTGGTCTTATTGGCGGTACTGCCTCCGGTAAAGACAGCGGCGCAGCTATTGGAGCATTGGGCGGAGCTATTGTTGCTAATGAATCAGCTAAAGGTCCTAAGGTAACTGGTTATGAAATTCAACGTCAGTGTAGTGATGTAACAGTTTATCAGAACTCAAATGTAGAAGTATATAGTCATTCGACAATAAGATTTTTTGTTGATGGTAAACGGTACGTATTACCATTTCAAAGGTGAGCTAAAGGACACGTAGCTCAGCTGGATAGAGCAAGTGCCTTCTAAGCACTAGGCCGAGGGTTCGAATCCTTCCGTGTTCGCCAATAAGGAGAAACTAAATGGAAGTAGCAATAATTTGGTTTTTATCTATGTACGGCATGGGTGAATACATCAAGAAAGTTGATAATCACAACAAAGCTCTTGGTGCATATATCGCCCGTGTCGATGAGGAAATGAATAGAATAGACGAGCAGCATGTAGATCTGGTAGTAGATTATGCTGCATTCAGAGCTCGTCAAATAGTTCAGCAAGAGAATCTCCAAGAGAGAATCCAACTGCTGGAAGGCGAATGAGGAAAGCCTGCAATATCGCAAACGTACTCAACTAAACCCTATTCACGTCAAACGCGCGCGCGGTGTTTAGGTTGGTATACGATCTGGTACCAGGAAACCCAGACGGTTGCTGCATACGTTAAATGCAGATAGGAAGGGGGGCTCTGCAGTAAGCCCCCCTTTTTTATATTTTAAAAAAAGTTTCATTTCCAGCCCTTTTTTAGTTGCACTTAGTTCAAAAAGTTCCGATAATAAGGTATATTAAGGAGATAAGAAATGAAATTTACAGTATATCAAATCAGCTACACTCAATCAGAGATCGACGGAATCAATGATGGAATGAAAAGCATGAAGCGTGAAATTCGCGCTGATATGTCTATGGACTTTTCTGGTGATAAGACAGTAGGTCTTGCAGAGAAAGCTCTTTATGAAGGACTGTATACTGGTGTAGCTCAAATCGAAGCTGATAATCTTGATCAAGTATTTGAGATTGGTAATATTGGTCCTGAGTCAAGCATTACTCGCTTATCTCGTATGGCTTCTGTCTCAGTTGGTGATATTATCGAAGATGAAGATGGTAATCGTCACGTAGTAGCTAGCTTCGGCTTCAAAGAGGTAGCGTAATGGAAAAGTATGATTTAGATGTTATTGTAAAAGGTTGGAATAAACTTCCACGTCATGGTTCACCTCAGGATCGTGGTAGTGCAGATGCTTACTATCATCGTCATTATGATCCTCATTACTATGTGGGTGCTTCTATTACTTCAGAGAGAGTTGAAAAAGACAACATGACTATTGGTGAGATTGAAGCCTATAAGTACGGCTATGAAAATGAAGATGATAGAAAAGATTGGGGATGATAAGAGTGAATGACAAAATTTTTAAATGTATCTATGATGCTATTGAGTATCGAGACTTACTCGATGCAAATTATGTAAGGGTGATTTGGGTTGATTTATAGGAATGAAAAATTTGGGGACTCAAAGCATTATTCAGTTGCACATAATGGTTTAGGAGTATATACTCTACGAGAGTTCGCTAACGGAATGAAGCGAGCTGAAGTTACTATGAATATTGAAGAGCTTCGCTCTTTCGAAGAAATGCTAAAAACTGGAGGTTGGTATGAATACATTCGTAGCTGAGTTGCAAAAGGAAGTTAAAAAGTTTCGTAAAGCTGAAGAGCGTAAGCAAGAACGCTTTATGAAGAAGCAAGCTCGTCAAGCTAAAGTTAAGCGGGAAGATAAGTCTATGCTTCGTAAAGAAGAGATGCATTGGACTGATGCATCAAAATATGCTGATCAATATTACGGTGAAACGTACCGTGCTACTACAGGGTTAGATAATGACTGGGACTGAAACTTCTGAGTTATTAACAGCTATGAGCATCCTCGGAGTTGTAATCGGAGGTTTTATTTGGATAGTTATTACGGAGATGAATAAATGAGTGAAGGTCCATTTAAAGATGCGTTTGAATCGGATACGGATGGTGTCATACGACGTGAAATTATTACCTATCGTATGCGAGGAGAAATGATGATTAAAGAAGAAGCGTCTCGTGATTATTATCAATCTGGCGATTACCATGATAATCAAAACACAAAACCATTGGTGCAGCGATGAGTGATTATCAAATATCATTTCTTGATCGTCGAGTACAATACCTCGAAGGTAAGGTACAAGAATGGGAGAAGGTCATCGATATATTGATGGCTGATCCTACCTTTATGCATACTCTTGGCGTAAAGGATTTGAAAAAGAATCGAAATACAAACATTGATCCATCTTATAAAGTAAAGGACCCTTATAAATGAAAGAACCTGTTTTTGAAAAAGGATATCCATCCTACGATGCAGTTAACCGAGCAGACTCAAGTTCTCGTGAATATATGATTGGTGAATTGCAGCAACGTGTCTGCCGTGTCATCTTTAAGAAAGTAAACGGCGAAGAGCGTGACATGATGTGTACGCTCATCGAAGATGTCTTACCTGATGCTAAGAAGGATGATCCTATCTCACAGAAAAAAGTACGAGCTATTAATGATGAAGTGATTGTCGCGTTTGATACAATGAAAGGTGCATATCGTTCCTTCCGTGTAGAGAACGTTATATCATTTACTTGATAAATAGCGATATGTTTTACACTTCTATCACACTTATACAATGGCTGCTCTTATTTGGAGTGGCTTTTGTTTCATACATGTTTGGCCGAGATATGTCACGACATGAAACTGAAAATGTTATTGAACAAACTATTTTGACTCTCATACAAAAGCGTTATGTAAGAGCTAAGGAAATAGACGGAGAATATGAACTGTTCGAATATGATGATGAAAATAACAGTTGCACTTAGTTAAAAAAGTTCCTATAATAAATTATATATTATGAGAGGTGTGACATGAAACGACCACGTAAAAAACGTCAGTTAACTGCCGAGCAAAAAGCAGCTTTAGTTGAACGTATTACGAAAGCTCGTGCTGCTAAGAAGCCTGCAGCACAGATATCTATACATGAATCTATTCGTAACTTACCTGACAGTGATATGTTCTCTCCAAGGAATATTAGAAGCTGGATTAAAAATCAAAAGGATAAGATGTCAGGTATGAGAGGCTGGAAGAGTTCTAAAGAAAAAGGCCTTAAAGCTGCTTTCTTAGAAACAGAAGGATATATTCATAACCTGCAAGCTTATCTACGTGATGGTGTTTACCGTGATTTGTTTTACGGTGATGAACGCCAGTATAAGATTAAGTATAGGTGTGTCAATATGGCTTACAATAAAGATGGTACTATAAAAAGAACTATCGGAGTACATTATCCTGATATAGGAGTTTATACTCAAGAAATGGCAGATGAGGAAAATGCAAGTAGACCAATTTCTAACAAAGACAAAGTTCGCAAAACTAGTCGAGTCAAAAGTAAAAGAGCATCGGTATAGCTATATGGATGCTGTTATTCATATTTGCGAAGATATTGATTTAGATCTAGAGGATATACGCAAATATGTTTCAGGAAATATAAAAGAAAAGATTGAAGCAGAAGCTATGAACTTAAACTTTTTGCCTCGTCAAAATACTCTACCAGTTGATTAATGATAAATATGATCATATAATGATAAGGTGGATAAAAATATACACGATAACATATAAAGATATACAAGGAAAAAATATATGAGCTTTGCAGCATTAAAAAATAACCGCACGGACTTAACTAAACTAGTAGAAGCTGCTTCTAGTGGTCCTGGTGAGCAAACTAAAACCGATAATCGTAACGACGAACGCTTCTGGCAACCTACCAGAGATAAAGCAGGTAATGGCTATGCTGTTATTCGCTTTCTACCTGGTGATGCTGAAGCACCTACTCCATGGGTACGTTATTGGGATCATTTCTTTAAAGGACCAACCGGTCAATGGTATGTAGAGAAGTCTCTTACTTCTATTGGTCAAGCTGATCCTTTATCAGAAAGTAATAGCAAGCTTTGGAACGAAGATGGTTCTGAAGAAGCTAAACGTATCGTACGTGAGCGTAAACGTAACCTTCGTTATATTGCTAACGTTCAGATTATCTCAGATCCATCTGCACCAGAGAACGAAGGTCAAGTTAAACTATATCGCTTTGGTAAAAAGATCTTTGATAAGATTATGGACTCTATGCAACCTCAGTTCCCCGACGAGGCTCCTGTTAATCCATTTGATATGTGGAATGGCGCTGACTTTACGGTTAAGATTCGTAAGGTAGAAGGCTATCCTAACTATGATGCTTCTGCGTTTAAGTCTCCTTCAGCTATGGCTGGTAGTGACGATGATCTAGAAGCTATCTATAATAAGCAACATGACATGACTGAATGGACTGATCCTAAGAACTTTAAGTCATATGATGAGTTGAAAGCTCGTCTGGCTGTAGTGCTTGGCGAAAGTGCTCCACGTACAGTTCAGCAATCAGTTGCTTTAGATGAGACGGCTAGTTATAGCGCTCCGTCTTCATCTCCTCAACCGTCTGCACCAATTGCAGCGCCTACCCCGATCGCTACAGCAGAAGATACATCTATCGAAGAAGATGATACGATGTCATACTTTGCAAAGCTAGCAGCTGAAGATTAATTAACCTTAACGGTTATAACCTCTTCTTCCACCGCTGACCAGCTCCTTTGTAGTAGCAACAGAATCTACTGCAGATCTAGGAGCTGGTCTCGGTGATCCTCCTCCAGAAACATTATTGTTAGTAATATTGTCACCTTCGTTGATTATGACAGGTGCGCTAGCGCCTCTTCTTTGTTGACCAGGCTCATATGATGTAAGAGTGTCTGTAGCTTCTGATGGCCCGGCTGCTGTCAGTCTAGCATTATTGCGACCTCCAGTGTTGGACAAAAGACCATCATAGTAAGCATTTTCTGCTTCAATAATAGCCATTTGCTGATCTCTTTGCATTTGGCTTAAATTTAACCTGGCATGATTAGTAAATATTTCTTTACCAGTAATTAATTTAGATATCTCATTGAGAGGATCAAGTAATAATTCTTTATTTGCATCCATAAGAGTATTAGCAAAAAAGTCGACTAAATTAGCAGGCTCGCGTGCTATCCTATTAATAACAGTTGTTACTACTCCACTAGCCTCTAACATCTTTTTATCAAGAGCCACATCACGCGCGATAAAAAATGCTTCTAGTGGTATAAGAGCTTTAGAAGCGACCTTTCCTATTGGTTCAGCTGCGTCTATTACTTTCTTTACAGTAGATGCAGCGTCTCTATCAAACGCCGTCTTAATACCATCTACCATATCAGTTACAGCAGTTCTGGTAGCTACCAGAGGTGCTCTTTGAGGTTTTGGCGCAATATTATCATTTGCTACTCTTGGGTCACCAGTAAATTGTTTTTTGGCTTGTTCAAAGTCTATTATATTACTAGATTTTTTAACAGCATCTGCTGCATTATCTATTAGAGCTTGGGTGGGGATTCTACTCGCTATAAACGGTTCATATTTAGCCTTTGGTGAGTTTCCTACTGGAGTATCAGCTCTTTGAGCTCCCCCTAAAGTGGGCCTTTTAGTTACATCTTCAAGATCTGTTTGAGGGCTTGGACCTCTAAGCTTAGGTTCTTCTTTAGGTAGTACCGAGTCTATTGCTGGTCGCTGAGATTTAATATACCGTCTAATTCTATTTGCTGCATATAGCACTAGGCCAGAAAGAGCTGCAGTAATAGATCCTATTGCGGTCTGTACATTAGGGTTAAGAGTGTCTAATTCTCCTACACCAGGTAGATTAACTTTACCGGTATTTTTATCCCATCCAAATGTTCTCGATAGCCATCCAGTAATTTCTTCTCCAAAAGCTCCACCAACAGCAGCTAATACTTTTACATAAGGATTCTTAGTAGCAAAGGAAGCAATCATATATGCGTATAGCGCGCTGGTTGCTTTTTTATTAACATCAGACTGTTGTTCATCAGTAAGGTTAAACCCAAATGAACTTAAAGCTTTTTCTATTGCATCGCCTAGAAATACTGCTGCCAGACCTGCAATAGCACCTTTCTTAAGAATACCACCTGCAAGTACTCCTATAGAAGCCGCTAAACCTCCGCCAAGCATACCTCCAAATAGATTACCTGCCATATCAGCCAAAGCGGTGAGACCTAGTCCTTGCTTAACTCCACCTGTGAATGAGCTAGGAGTTGATACTCTTGCTGCCTTTTCTTTTCTTTTCTCTCTGGCAGATTCTGCTCTATCTCCAGCCCCTCGTTCGTAAGCAACACGGGCGTTTTCACTTTCTCTAACAAGAGTGAGAATACCATCTTTAACAGTTTCCATTGACCTGTTTTGTTCTTGTAGTGTATCTACTACTGCTGCTAAAGAACTCATCTATTTACCTTTGCATTTGCTGTCGCTGCATTTCTTCTTTTTCTTTTTCAATATCATCTTTTAACATTGATAAGTATATCTCCCTCTCCCATGGTATCATATATTCTATATCATGTAAAGAATATTTGAAATTTTGTATTAGTTGATAGTTTGTCATATAAAAGCTTGTTAAACTATCATGGGAGAGGTTAATTAGAAAAAATCAGCTAATCCTTGTAGTGTTAATTGGTTATCTTCTTTACAATGTGTGCATTTAAATTCTACATCATGCTTTAAACTTGGTAGTCCATTAACGAAAGCTAAGAGCTTATCAAACTGTTCCGTGGTGAGACTTTCAATAAAACTTTGAACTTCGCTTTCCGGTTCATCATCAAATTTAATAATTTCTTCTTCAGTTCTCAATTCATCTAAACAAGTCATTACCAGATCATATAATACTTTAGTTACGCTTGTATCTGCACTTTCTTGATTAAGCATCGAAGCGTATTTAGGGTAACGCATTTTTACAGTAAATGTGTCGTTTAATTCAATAGTTTGGTCTTCTTTATTTACTTCTATTTTTATCTCATCAAGCTTGATGTTTACTTTATTATTAGTTTCACAATTTTTACATGATATCATAATATCAGTTGTTTCACCAACACTCTTAGCTCTAATCTGAGTAAACATATACTCTACATCAAACGTAGCTAGTGATTTTACATTGATATTATCTTCTAAGCAAGCTTCAATAGTATCAGTAATAGATTTTAAGATTTGTTTATCATCTTGAGTCTCCAGAGCCATCATTAATACTTTTTGCTCTTTAACTAAAAACGGTCTAAAATAAATCTTCTTATCTATAGATGGTATAGTTAGTTCATACTTTGGTACATCATTTAATTTGGGTAGTGCCATTCATTTCATCCTTTACGAAAATGCTCTGCTAAGTGCGGTCCCTATTTGTGTTTTAATAAATTTTTCAGTTGCGTTTGTTACTCCGAACTCTACTGGTTCCCAGTTAGTGTAAGATAACTGAACATTAAGCTCAACCAAACCGTCTAGTTCGTTATTTAATTGTATAGCACTCATAGAGGTAGGAAACGCATCTATAAGTCTACAGCTGTATATCACTTGATCTTTTGTAACAAAATCTAAATCAAGTTCTCCTTGTGCAAAATCAAATGGCCCGATTTTAGGCAATCGGCTTTGAATTTCTGCCGGCAGCTTTGGTAGCCCAAGTGGCGTAGAATATACAGGAAGACCAAAACCTTTTTTAAGCTGTCTTATTAGAATAGTTTTAGCGTAACC